CAAATATTTTTAGTTATATCTTCTTTAGGAATAGATCCTGCATTTGAAGCTGTTACTAATGTATGATTTGTAGGTGTATCATAGAAGGCGCTTCCTGTTGATCCTTCTCCTAAAATATATTCTATTAAGTTAGCATTTTCAAATTGGTCAAATGTTTCTAAACCTAAACTTTTTAAAGTAAAATAAACTAAATCTTTTGAAATACCTTGTGTATGGTGTGTGTTATTTATTTCTGTTGTAGCTTTTATATAAGTCCATATTTGATCAAAATGTTGGCCTATCATATTAACAAATAATTTAGCTTGGCCCCCTTGATCTTTATCTTTTATATGTTCTGGTAGTAATTTTTCTAATATATTTTGGTTTTGTCTATCAAATAAAGAAGCTGATAATATTTGACCTCCATAATAAGGATTAAAATCATTATCACTTCCTAACCATGTTAAAGCTTGAGAAGATGTAATTGAATAATTTACATGAGGAGTAGTTGTTGTTTGTTTTGGCCATGCATATGTTCCAGATTCAAAATATAAGTATTTTTCATATCCATCAAATCCTTTTATAAGTTTAATTCTTTTTTCTTGTTTTTGTGCTATATCTTTTTTAACAAAAGTAGTATTAGCTGTAGCTCCAGGGACTGCTTTTAAATCTTTTAATTCTTTATTATATAATTCTAATAATTTTAATTTATATTCAAAGTTTTTTAATCTCTCAGTTGCACTACTAAAATGTATAAAATTTTCAAAATGATAAGGTACATCTACTCCTTCTAAAGTTCCTGATACTGGTCTTATATAATCATATACTATGTTAGGGACTTCTCTATTTTCTAATCTGCTAAGTAAATGTTCATAAGAAGAAGTGATACTATAATCTAATAATTGATTATAATTTTTAAATTCAGATGGTACACTATTATTTAATCTAACATCTATTTTAAAATTAGGTCCTTGTAAAGATTCTCCATATGATTTAAGACTTCTTCTAGGTTTGCCCATATTCATATTAATAGAAATAGGGTCAGATATACTTTCTATTATTCCAAAGGAATCATTTTTCTTAATATTAGAAGGTAAAGGTTCAAATAATTTAAATAATACTTCAAATTTCTTTTTTCTTTTATTTAATAATACATTAACTCCTACAGGTACTTTATCATCACCAAAATTTAAACCAAATTCTTTAAAAAATACAGAGCTTTGAAGATCTCTTATAAAAAGACCTATTGCTTGTTCTAGTCCTTCATTTCCAATTCCTGAAATTGCTCTTATTTCTGTTCTACTTGGGGATATTTCTGTTATTTTAAAGTCTTTTGAGAATTGTCCTTTAATAGAATTTGTATTTGTTATTACTTTTCTTCTGTGTATATTAAGCTTAATATTATATTCACCATTATTAAAACCATAAGATGATAAGGTTTTAATAGGGTCTACTATTATTTCAGATGAAAGACCTCTTGTTATATTTTTAGGAAAAGTCCATCCATTAAAGTCTTCATCTGAGTATAATAAATTATTA